TCTGGAGATCCAGCACTTGTCGACGGATATCGAAGTGGTACGATGGACATTCACGATAAAGCGTCCCAAGTCCTCGGATTAGATCGCGATACCGCTAAGCGAATGGCGATGGGAATGCTAACAATGATGTCGCCGCCTACGCTTGCTGGCCACATGCGTTGGTCGCTCGATCTAGCCAGAGCCGCGCACTCCAAATTCCTCACGGACGCATTCCCAGCAATTAAAACATTTCAGGACACCGCTATATCTGTATTCAGGAGGCGAGGATATGTTAAGACGATACTTGGCAGGCGGGCTTATCTGGATGACCCACGATTCGCTTACCGCGCAGTTTCGCGCATTATCCAGAACGTCGGAGGCGAGCACCTCAAGATGTGTCTTCTGCGAGCATGTCAATATGAGGATGCCCATCCCGAAATCCAAATATTACTTACCATCCACGATAGTTTGTTGTGGCAACGACGACCAGAACACGACGCCAGCGAACTGATAAGGATAATTGAAAATGTCGCGAACGAACTCAATATTAGCGTTCCTATCCCCTTTGGGCTTGGTACCGGTAAAGACTGGGCAAGGGCGTCTTACGGCGATAAACTCGACAAGTATGAAGAGTGAGGAGGCTGAAGCGTTATTAGATAGAATCCGTACAATCATGGCCGAAACTGAATTACCTTTTGGTCCGGCAGTAAACGTCTACATCAAAGAGAGGATACGATCATGACAGTTATCAATGTGAAAGACGCGACACTTAAAGGTTCAGTGAAAGGTCCGACGTTTACAGGCAACGTCGATGGAGCAACATTCACCGGAGATGTCACCTATACCGAAACTTCGCCACCGATCGAGCCGCCGATCGAACCGCCGCCTACCAATACCCACGGCAAAATTGAAAACTTCACCACTGCGGCTGGCAGAGAATACAAAATCGACACTCTTAGCTGCGCGAACGACACCCCTGCTAACGCATGGAATATAACTAAAGTTGACGACTACACGCTACGTTTTGAAATTCGTCAGGGCGACAGATATTCGGATGGCAGCAACCGCGCCGAAGTATCGTTCTGGCAACGATACAACGAAGGCACCGTATTGAATTGGGAAGCGACGGTGACGTTGCTAGCGGGGCCGGTGAACACGGCTGGCTTTTGCAGCCTCGTGCAAGCGCACGCTGTCGCCAATAATCCGCCAGCGCCATTTTATCTCAATGTGGACAAGGGCGATTACCTCGCTGCTATCATCCAGAATCCATCGACCCCGTGGAAGAACATTTATAAATCACCGCAGCCGCTGGTGCGAGGAAAAGCGTATGGCATGCGCGCCCAAGTCATGATGAAACCGAACGGCGGCGGTTATGCCAAGGTCTGGCTGGATGGCGCACAGGTTGCCAATTACAATGGCGCGATTGGTGCCAACAATTCGCAGTATTGGTGGAAGTATGGCATCTATCGCGACTCGGTGGCGGAAACGGCCAAGGCCGAGTTCAAAAACGTTCACATCACAACGGGCTAGAAGCGCCCGGCCGAACCGTAAAGGATGCTAACCATGGCCACAGACACCACCAAAATCACCGGAGCAGCCGACGACTTAAGCGACAAGCTGACCAAAGGCGGCACCGCCGCCAAGACGCTCGGTGCCGAGATCGCCAATGCGTTCAATTCGCTTGACGCGCGGGTGGCTGCGTTGGAGGCAGGAGGCACGACGCCACCAATCGAGCCACCGATCGAGCCACCGCCGACAGGCAATACCTACGGATTGATCGAGAACTTCACCGCAGCCAATACCGGGCGGTACAAGGTCGACGGTTTCGACGTGCATAATCAGAACGCCAACAAGTCATGGAGTATCACTAAGCTGGACGATTACACGTTACGGTTTGAAATTCGCAGCGGCGACCGTGAATCCGGCGGCAACGAACGCGATGAAGTCCAGTTTCGGCAGAACTACAACGAGGGCGTGATGCAAAACTGGGAAGGTACGGTGACGGTGCTGCCGGGACCGGTGAGCACGGGAAGCTGGTTCTCCCTGGTGCAATGCCATGCCACCAGCAATGTCGCGCCGACCTATTGCCCGTTTGGTATTGGCATCGAGCGGCATACCGACAAGCTGCAAGTCACGCTTCAAGAGCCGAATCAGAGTTCCAATAACTACGTCTACACGTCGCCGAACCCGATTCCGCGCGGGCAACCGATGCGGTTGAAAGTCAAGGTCAAGATGGCGAAGAACGGCTATGTTGGCATGTGGTGGGACGATAAGCAGATTGTTAATTTCAATGGTCCGGTTTATGCCGCGAATTCGCAATACTACTGGAAATACGGCGAGTATCGCGGCGATGCACCGGAAACGGTGAAGGTCGAATTCAAGAACGTCCACATCACGACGGGCTGAATGCATGAATGGCAAAAGCGTTACCTCAAGGCGCTGAAAAAATACTTGACAGCGACGACAGGATGTGTTAAAATGCCGTATCGATCCGGAGATCCCACTGTGGAAGTTGAAGCGCGAGTTGAGACTGCTACAGCCAAAGCCTATTTGATTGAGCCAGCCATGGGGATGAAATCCGAAGTATGGCTGCCCAAATCACAGGTGGTCGGAATGACCGAGCCGGACGATAACGGTATGCGAATATTCACAGTCACCGAATGGTGGTACAATAAAGCGGAGCTAGGTGAATGACAACGTACGACCCTAAAGTATACGAATTAGCGGTACACTTCTTGAAGGACAATCCAATCGACAGCGATAGATTCCGCCATCAACTCGCCGCTCACATTCAATTGGAGATTGAGGCGTGGATAACGTTCGAAGAGGAAGAAGAAGCCCTGCGTGAATTAGTAAAATGAACGAATCAGCAGTCAAGCGCCAAATGGCCAAAGATATAACCGATCACGGAGGTTATGCGCGGCGCTTTGAAGATCAATACGCTGTGGGCACCTTCGATATGATCCTTATCCCAAAGGGGTTGCCAGTCTTCTTCTCTGAAGTGAAGATAATCCGGGCTAATTTCTTTGGTCCGACTCCTAGACAACAAATTGAATTGGCGCGCATCTCCGAAGTATCCGGCGATGCTCTCCACGTAATTCCTGTCATGATCGGGTGGAAAGACAGGACGTTCTACTTTCATCCACCCCAATCAAAAATAAACTACACGGATTGTTTCTCGGTAACAACGAGCGACATGTCCTTCCACGACCAACTTGTTAAATACTACCACTTCATCAAAGGACAACCATGAACAAGAATATCAAGCCAGATCAACTCGATATCGCAGAGAGAACGTTGCTGGACGCTGCTCAAACAGTCCGCGACCGGCACGAAGAGCACGGCCACACCGAACGATCATTCAAAATGATCGCCGAAATGTGGAGCACTTATATTAGCCACGCTTACACGCTACGAGGAGAGGTACAATTGAAGCCCCACGACGTGGCGATGTTGATGGATATGGTAAAGACTGCCCGTTCGGTGTATGGGTATTCAGAGGACAACTTCAAGGACAAAGCTGGGTACTCGTCGCTTGCGGCGATGCTCCATCCAGACGCACCTAATAGAGAGCCAGCGGAAGAACGCAAATCACTGGCAGAACTAATGCCCCGCGTCAACTACGAATTCCCCGAGAAGGATAAATAACTATGAATAACGGCCTGTTCAAATATCGAGGCGTCCACTGTATCGTTGATGGTCAGTTTGGATCGACCGGCAAAGGTGCTCTGGCCGCTTGGTTAGCTGAACAGGCCGTCCTTGGTCAGACCCACATCTTGAACTTCGATGGGGCGATTTATAGCGGAGGGCCAAATAGCGGGCATACCTGCTATTTCGGCGATGAACAGATAGTCTGCAAGCAACTACCAACATTCAGTGTATACCTATCCAAATGTGGGTATCCAATGCCTGTATACTTATCAGCAGGAGCTGTCATTGACCGGGATATTCTCAAGGCGGAAGCGGAGGCGTATCCAAGCATACCTATTTTTGTACACCCTAACGCCGCAATTGTTACCGACGAAGACAGATTGGCAGAGCGCGATGGGTCAATATCGAAAGTTGCGGGAACACGAAGCGGTACTGGAGCGGCAATCGCGAGGAAAATCCACCGAGAACCGGCAGCGATAGCTACCAATTCTCTAGGCAACGTAGCTAAAAATGTAGTATTGCAGAACCACCGCATCAAACCGGAATCCAAAGCCTACTTCATGGAGGTGGCTCAAGGGTTCAGTCTCGGCGTCAATTCACAGTTCTACCCCAAAGTAACCAGCCGTGAATGCACGGTAATGCAAGGATTAGCAGATGCCCGCATCGCTCCTAGGCACTTGGCTCGCACTTACATGGCTATCCGTTCCTTCCCTATACGGGTTGGTAACGTGGATGGACATTCTAGCGGCGAATGGTATGATGATCAGACCGAACTATCCTGGGGAGAACTTGGGGTAGAACCCGAAATAACTACTGTAACAAAACGTGTGAGGCGCGTCGCCACTTTCTCCATGGACCAATTCTATGAAGCATGTCGCGCTAACGATCCCGATTACGTATTTATCAGCCACATGGATTATCTAAATTCGACAGAACAACGCGGATTGATAGAGGACATATTAGACGCCAGTGCTGATATGAGTAAATCCTATAAGGTAATAGTGGGGCGGGGACCCAAAGTCAACGATATAGATTTATTGGAGGATTCGGATGACTGTTAGCATAACAATAATAATCCCAAAGTCGATCGAAAAATACGCTGACGATCTACAAATGTTCGTGAGTGGAATGGTCAAAAAGTTAGATAAAAACTCGTGGAAGGAAACTCCGACACTGAAGAGCATTCCTCAGATTATTGATTTGCTTGGGGAGGAAGTAACGGAATTCGAGCAGCAATTTTACGATGATAAATATGACGAAAATGTCCTTGTAGAACTTATGGACGCCGCCAATTATGCTTTTTTGGCTTATGTGGCTCTAAGACTACAAGGATTGGGCAATGGCCTCAAAATCGACGTACAACCATAATTTCCCTCGCCGCGTTACAATCATCCTCAGCGAATCAGATTACAATTGGTTAAAACACCAATATGGGGATGAATGGGCCGAGCGGATAGCGCAACATATTCACACCGAAATAAACAACCGAAAACAACGAAGTGGGTGGTACGATGGAACTACTCAAGGTACAGAGAACAGCACTGAGAGCAAGTTATCACAAGCCAGGATTCGCTTTCTTCATGGAAATGGGTCTGGGCAAGACCCTAACCGCCCTAGTTGAATTCTTAGAATTAGTAGACAGTAATAACGCAACTCGCCTAGTCGTTGTTTGTCCAAATAGCTTTAAGACCGGGTGGCTGGATGAAATCGACAAGCATAAAATAGATGTCCATCCACACGTGTTTGAATCTGGCTGCGAACACGAAACCAAGTGGTTTTTGCAAACCAAATTTACAAAGCCGCCAGTACTAATTATCAACTACGAGGCGATCCGGTCACAATATGCTCAGGACTGCATAAGTTTCTTCGTCGAAAACCGCAACTGTATGTTAGTTCTGGATGAATCAATCCAAATCAAGACCTATGACAGTCAACAAACCAAAGCAGCACTGAAGTTGGCACAGTTGTTTCAATACAAGCGCATTCTGTCCGGCAAGCCTCAAACCCAAGGTCCCCACGATCTTTGGGCGCAGATGAAAGCTATTGGGGCGATGAATACGAATTATTTTCCGTTCAAGACCACCTTTTGTAAGATGGGTGGATTCAAGGGAAAGAAAGTCGTCGGTGCCCAAAATGAGGAGCTATTGGCCGACCGGATTGGCAAGTATATATTCTGGGCATCCAAAAAAGACTGGACGGATTTGCCGCTCAAACTTTACACAACACGACAGTATAACTTAACGCCCCATCTAGAGCGTAAGTATAAAGACATGGAAGATAATTTTGTAATGTGGCTTAATGACACCGAATATGTAGCAGTTGATGCTTTCATAACCAAATACATTAAGCTAGCCCAAATCCAGTCTGGATTTATAATCACTGAAAATGGTGATGCGGTGGAATTGGTGCCGCCTGATCAGAATCCTAGGTTCCAATTAGTCAAAGAAATTGCGAATGAGGCGAAAGGAAAGATGGTTGTACCGTATGTTCATCGCTACACTCGACGCATACTTGAAAATGTGCTTTCTGAATTCAATCCGGTAACACTTCACGGCGGAATGGAGCCGAGCGAAATTCAAGAAGTAAAAGATAAATTCAATGCGGATAGCCGATACCGAATAATCCTAGTCCAGATCCGAGCGGGGAAGTATGGGCATACTTTGCTTGGAGGTCTAGACAAGGCGGATAATTGCAGTACAATGATATTCGCTGAGAATAGTTACTCCCTCGACGACAGAAGTCAAGTTGAGGATAGGATTCACAGACACGGACAAACAGCCGATAGTTGTCTGTATGTCGATTTATGGGGCACTGAGTTGGATCGCCGGGTAGCAAAAGCACTGCAAGACAAAGAAGATATGGCACAAGCGGTGCTCCAACACTTCTCTATTCTTCGTCCAGCAATGACTTAATTCCGCCGCGACTGCCGCGCGACAATTTCTCAACCATTTCTCTAGATATTGGCCCCTCGAATTTGGGTATTTTAAGCAATTTGCGACGTAATTGCTCCAACCCTTCCGTAGCACCTTGGCCAGCGGCGAATTTAGCAGTTGCTCCAACAGCAGGGCCAGCCACCCCCTGAGCCAAAGCTAATGGGATAGAGTGGAACCCGGTAAATGGTGCCGCTCCGCCAGCCGAATATCCTGCTTTGGACACCAAGTTGGCTGCTTTGGTGCCTAGATCGCCGTGCGTAATATTTCTTATATCACCCAGTACATCCGCTGGAAGTCTGTTTTGGTTCATGGTTTTTAGTTGCGATATTATATTCGCTGGAGTACCGCCTGCTTTTTCAGCTTTATAGGCCGCTGATTCTACTCGCCGCGCCGGATTGGGAGCTTTCCCAGGGACATTCGCTGTAGTTGGGGGTGGGAGTGTATCAACCACGCCAGATAGTTTCTTTGCGATCGGCCTAACGACGGCTCTGGCAGCCTCGCCAATTAGTTGTCCGCCCGCTCCACTAGCCGCGCCTCCCAGCACACCTGAGACTACAGGCTCGCCTTTGATGGCCGCCTCGGCACCGCCGTAGGCCCCGCCCGACGCTCCACCCGCGAGCAGCCCGGTGACGCCACGGACGATAGGTCCGCCGCCTACCTTGGCGATCGCCCCCGGCACTCCGGTAGGAAGTGCCATAGAACCCCCTATTTCAGCTGCCGTTCCTGCAATACCCGATCTAACACGAGCAGCCTCGGTTGCCGCTTCTGCTTCTGGACCCAACATCCTGTCCAACATTCCGAGTGTGGCAGCATTGCCGCCGATGCGAGCCATATCGTCTACGGCAGTAAATGGCTTAGTCCATGGCGACTGCGCTTCCCAATCAGCTTGAGTTTTAGCCGTAGTCTCAGCTTTCTGATGCTCAGCTTGTAGCTTCGCAGCTTCCTCGGGAGAACCGGCGGTTACTTCCCATTCCGAGCCATCTTTGGCCGTAACTGTAAATTCACCCATGGCTATTGCTTTCTTCTAACGACACCAGTCTTAGTTGTTACTTCGCCTTCAATCTCTTTCATCTTAGCGGCCAGAGCGGCTTCATAAGCACCGGATGTTTTTTCATCGAACGAATTTTCAGCCAATACCATCATAACTGCCTGGACTTTGC